CACCAGACATCCTTACATAGTGTGGAACAATCAGGGAATATTTGTAAAAGGTGATATTGATGTTGCCACCATTCAAGACTTCACCACCCAGACCTCTTTTGAGACTTTGTCCCAGATGAAGTTTCAGGCACTCAAACAGGGTTTTCAACCCAGGAACTCAAGTTGCTTAACTTGCTAAACAAATAACAATGTCAGTTTTATCAATTATTTGCCCGACCGTAGGTTGTTACCAGAACTACAACTGTGATCCGGATTTCCAGAATAAAATCATTGCCGTAGCTTATGTAAAGAAGTCACAAGCTTTGACCGCCCAAGAGAAATCAAATGCCCAGGAGTGGATGGACAACCTGATGCAAAGATACCTTGATGGTGATGCTTACCTTGTGTTCAATACATCCGGTGATAAGCCAAAGCCTGATACCGCCACCACTACTGGCCGTGGTATGCAGAACACCAAGACCCTTGCCAAGACCCATACTTTGAATTATATGGATCAACAAGGAGTAACATTGGTAAATGTAGAATTTTACAATGACTTCCTGAATACCAGTCAGTTATACGATTTCTACTACTTTACTCCGGGTCGCATTTGGGATGCCTCTGGTTCTTATGTAACAGTTATCGGTGATCCAGTTATCACTAATGAACTGAACACTTACCAGATGGCCGAGGTTGTGGTTACTTGGATTTCCAAGGTTAATCCACTTCCGTACAACTTCGTGACCGATACATTCCTGGAAGGGCTTTACTTCATCATTGAAGGTCCAAGTGCCGGTGTACCTCAGTCATCATTTACCATTAGTGCCACAGGAACTACCGATACCAACTGGACTGCGGTTCTTAACTATGAGACTCCTTTGGTAGAAGGAACATTGGTATGGACTCTTCAGGATGGACCTAATAGTGTAATTCCAGAAGATCTCACTATGGATCCTGAAACCGGTGATTTGGAATTTAATGGTACAAGTACCGTAAATGAAACTTACAACCTTGTTGCCGTAGTTTCAAACGAGGCCGGATGTGTCTTCGGTACTTTGGATATTGAAGTTACCATTGCCTTAACTTAATTAAAATGGAGGAGTTAATCGGGATAATCGTTAAGCACATCATGGATGAAGAAATCCGTGATGGCCGTTGTGAGTACATTAAAGAGGCCAGAGAAAAGGCCGAGGTATTGGAGTATCACTTCGAGAATGATTATCCCGAAAAACTACTCCGGTCTCAACATCCTTCAGAGGAACCATGGATGAAAGCCTACCGGAAAGAACGGTGGCAATCACCCACAAAAATCTGCACAGGCAGGGTCTATACCTTTCTCCAGAAAATCCAACAGTCAGATGACTTTAAAATCCGATTTGAATCGGATTACAAAAGGACCGGGATTGCGGAGAAAGTCAATAGCCAACCGAATACTCTGGAGTATTATGTCCGGTACAACCTACCAAAGACATACAAGCTTGAGACTTGGTTATTCAATGTATTCCTTAAAACCTACCTTCAGGATGCCAATGCCGTTGTGGCTATCATGCCTGAGATAAAGGAGTTCATTGAGAAACCTGATCAGACTACGGAACTGGACTGGTCAAAGCCATACCCACAAATAATCGAATCTGAGGATTTACTTTTTGAAAATGATAAATGGGTACTCTGGAAGACCGAGGAATGGAAGGATGCCGATGGTAAGAAGTGGGACCAGTTCCTTGCCCTGACTGTTGAAGGGCTTATCCTATTTAGACAAGTAAGGCAATACCGAGAAGCCAATCCAATTGTGGTTTACACGATGCCTTTTAACTTCATGTATCTCCCTGCCTTCAAGGTGGGGAATATCATTTGTGAGGAAGAAGATGGGCATCTGATTTATGATTCCGTACTGGAGCCTTGTCTTCCGGCATGGAATGAAGTCCTTTTCAGGACTGATGACCTGAATGTCATGTTTGCCGTTCATGCCCTACCACAGAAGTGGGCATTGAAGATGTCACCTTGTAAGACTTGCAATGGCACCGGTGAGCGTATAAACAATAAGAACGAGAAGGCAGGATGTAACGATTGTAAAGGCTCTGGTAGGGCTTCTACCACTCCGTTTGGATTGATGGAGATAAACCTTGACAGAGTTTCTGCAATCAATCCTACACCCCTTGTACCGCCTGTACCACCGGCAGGATATATTGAGAGACCGGTGGACTCAGTTCGCCTATTTCAGGAGGACATTATTTATAAAGAATTCCAAGGTTTCAAGGCCATAGGTCTGGAGATACTTGGTCAAATCCCGGCAGAGCAATCTGGGATTGCCAAGCAATATGATCGGAAGGAACTTAACACCTTCTGCTATTCCGTTTGTGTGCATTTGGCAAAGGTCTATAAGATGGCTTGCTACCACATCATGTTCCAGAGGTATAATAATCTGTTTTCGCTCAACCTGATTACAGATGATAATGTACAAAATGCCTTGCCATCTATAACGGTGCCAACGGAGTTTGATGTACTTACTGCCGGTATGATTTCTGATATGCTATCCGTAGCAAGAAGGGATTCGTACAATCCGATTATCGTTCATGGAATTGAACTGGATTACACAGAGAAGCTTTATGGTGAGAATAGTACTCAACTCACTTACCTGAAGATTATCAATATGCTTGATCCATTGCCATTCAAGACATCCGATGAGAAGTCCTTACTGGCAGAAACTAACGGATGCTCCAAAGAAGACTATGTACTATCGGTGAACCTTCCGGCCTTCGTTAGTAAATTAACTCAAGAGAATCCTACATGGTTCCAGAAGCCAATACTGGAGCAGAGGGCAGATGTGGAGAGGTTAGCCAAGGAGAAGGTCATGCAAATCAATGCTTCCATTGTGCCAATAATGCCGGATATGCCAGAGCCTCAGATAGAATATAGAGAAGAAGATATACAGGACAACTCATAAAAAAAGGGCCGATATGGCCCTTTATCATTTTAGTCAGTACGGATTAAGAGATTAGCCCAAAGTCAATCAACTGTTGGATGGTAAAGTGGGGCATGGCAATATTCATTATCCGCACCTTTACATCCTGAACATCTTCGGCTTCCTGAAAATCAAGGAACTCACGGACATCAAATCCGTTGTCTTCTTCTTCCTGAGAAACATTAATCTGGAGTAATACTTCGTATGTTGGCATAACTTTTTTTGGTTTTAGTTTCTGCAAATTTAAGGCAATGATTCCTGATAATGCAAGTATTCCTAAAAATATTTTTTTCTACCTTTGACACATGACCCGGCAGGAACAGATAATCAAGAAGATAGAGGCACTTCAGGCCAAGCTACAATTGGAGATGGCAGATGCTTTACCAGAGGTTTTCTCCCAGTTATCCGATGAAGTAATTGACCTGGTAGCCGCATTAAGCCTTGATCCTGATGACAGGGCCAAGAGCCTTCGGGAAATGATTCTTTTGAAAAGGAGGATAGGTGATGCCCTTGTATCCAATGTAGTCTACCAGAACTCCGTTAAAAGCCTTACAGATGGGTTTAAGGAATTAGCCAAGCTATCCGATGATTACATGGGAGAGGTTCTGGATAACTATACCAGAAAGCAGGATTTGTACGAGGCTATCCTGAAGACCAATGTAGACATTACCAGAAGCAATCTTCTGGGAGCCGGAATAAAGGATAACTTCTCCAATGCAATCAGGGAGGTCCTGAAGGCCAATATAAGTGGTGTAGGGAATCAGGCTACCCTGAGAAAGACCTTAACCCAGTTTATCGAAGGCACCGAGGCAGAGAAGCCATTCCTTCAGAGATACATTACCCAGGTTACCAATGATGCCGTAATGGTATTCAATGCAGAATATCTCCAGACCATTTCTGAAGATCTGGATGTCCAGTATTATAGTTACTCTGGGACAATCATTGGAGACTCACGGCCATTCTGTATAGCCAGAGCCGGAAGGAGATTTAAAAAGGAGGAAGTAGAAAAATGGCCTAACTTGGGTAACTGGCAAGGAAGAATGCCGGGTACCAACAAGCAGACCATTTTCTCCTATCGTGGTGGGTATAACTGCCGCCATCAGATTTGGCCCATATCGGAACTACAATACCAAAGGGCCGTGGAGGCAGGAACTAATGGTCTTCGATGAGATCCTGAACATCATTATAGCAAGAATCTATCTCTCTTTGCAGAGAGCCTCCATCTTGTATTTCCTGAAGACAAAGAGCATATAAATCAGTAATCTCATATTTGAGTTTAGGATATTCCTTTATCTTTTCTTGTAGGTAAATTTTTAATTCTTCGAATGTCATTTTAGCCTTGCAAAAAGTTCTCCATCAAATTCCTTGTATTCATATTCATCTTCCTGAGTCGGTCCAGGATGTTTACAATCTGCATATTCAATAAGGCAAATTGGACACAAGGCAAACTCCTTGTCTTCATCCCAGTCTTCGACTATGCAGTCAGATAGGAATATTACTTTAAGCCATCCTTCCATTTTCTATTTCTTTTAGAAGTCCTTCTACCATTTGAATCCTTTCCCCAATCCAACGCATTACCGGTACTGCCATTGAGTTTCCACAAGCCTTGTACCTTGGTCCATCAGGACATAGGTCGGCAGACTTGTTACGGTAGGGTATAAGAGTCCAATCATCAGGGAATCCCTGAAGTCTTTCGCATTCCTTTGGGGTAAGCCTTCTGATTGCCATTGTTGGTTGCAATACCGCTCCGTAATGATTTACATCAGAAGCAGAAGATCCAATGGTTTGTGTTGTATGTTCATTGACTGTCTGATTGTAGCAATCAACGGCAATAGGTTGTGCAATCTGTTGATCTTGCGTAGTACCAATGGTAAACACCTTTTCATCCTGCCCAAGGTATCCTTTTCCGGCCTTCTTCCCAGGAGTTCCACCTTGCTCACCGGTATTATCCTCAGAACCTCCTCTCACTTTGAATGCGTGTGGAGCAGGAACGGCAATTGGATTGCCTACAAGGCCATCCCTTCCGCATGATGGACCTTTATGGTCTCTTGAGGATAAGGTCTGTGCTACCCTTGGAATGCCACGGCCTCCAGAGCCTCCTTGAGCATCTGAGGAAGTTGCTTTCCTCTTTTCTCTGCTCTTCTTAGAATCCCCTGACAAGCTTTCGGACTCAAATAATACCGCTCCGGCAGTTCTCCAGTCTCCAAGGTATCCGACAACAAAGACTCTTCTTCTTCTTTGGGCCACTCCGAAGTATTGAGCGTCAAGAACCCTGTAGGCGAACCCATACCCGATGTCCCCCAACGCAGAGAGGAAGGTTGCAAAATCCCTTCCTCCGTTACTTGACAACACACCGGGGACATTTTCCCAGACAATCCACCTTGGCTTCTTTCTTTGAGCCAAAGAGAGAAAGGTGAGCATAAGGTTTCCTCTTGGGTCAGTAAGTCCTTTTCGAAGTCCTGCGACACTAAAGCTTTGGCAGGGAGTTCCTCCAACGAGAAGATCGATAGTTGAATCATTGAATTCTTTTGTTTGATGGATTAAAGTCATGTCTCCCAAGTTTGGCACCGTTGGGAATCGGTGATTTAATACTGCGGATGGAAAATGTTCTATCTCTGAGAACCATTGTGCCTCCCATCCAAGAGGCTCCCAGGCTACCGAAGCCGCTTCGATACCGGAACAAACTGAGCCAAATTTCATCTGATCTTCATCCAAAGTTTAACGGCCAAAAGGCCAAATAGTATAGCGGAAAGGGAATAGCAAAGTATCTTGCATAGCCATTCCACCATTATCCTGTTAATATCATCTGAACCAAGTCTCATGGCATTACAAATTTCTTGTTTTCCAATTTAAAGGAAATGCCGGAAGTGTATTCCACCCGACCTCCAAAGAAGTCAACATGGTACTGGTATTCCTCACGAGTTTGTTTAACCCTGAGTTCAATCTTGCCATCAAGGGTCTTGTAGATCAACCAGTAATCCGATTGCATACTTTGATGGTCAAAAATCTTAAAGAAGTTTATTGTACCCCCATCAAGACTTTCCAATGCAATCCTGATTGGTTCAAGATTATCAATGGTGAGGTTTACAAAAACCCCTGTGAATTCGAAGGCATAGACCTCCGCACTTTGTGGATATAAAATCATAAATTTGTTTTTTAGTTTCGGGGCAAAGTAAAGTAATGATTTCAATTCCTGCAAGTTTTCATGGCAAATAATGTTTATGATGATTTCCTTCAGTTCTTTAAGCAACAGGTAAAGAACTTTGCGGATGCCGGTGTTCCTGCCAAGGTACTCAGGCAGGCCGCTATTGACTCTGCCGTGGAAGTGAAGGATAGGGTTCAACAGAAGGGATTAAAGTCCGACATGACCTCATTACCGCCATACTCTACAAATCCATTTGCAAGGCCCAGAGGAATCCGTGGTAAGGGTAAGATCAAATTCTATCCCGGAGGTTATAAGGAATTCAGGGAAAGCAATAAGAAACAAACTAATCACATGGACCTTACCCTATCCGATGATATGTTTAATTCATGGAGGCCAAAGCCGGTGGACCAGACTTCTTATGGAGTTACCTTTGTATCTCCAGAAATGAGAACAAGGGCCGGATACCATGAGACCAGATTCGGGGATATATTTAGCCTGAGTCCGCAAGAAGAACAGGATGCCCTGACTTCTATTAATACTAATGCCATAAAATACTTATCAAGATGAACCAGACATTTACCGTAGAAAACTCTTTGCAGAACCTTTGCCAAGTTCTGGGTGGTTATTATGGCCTTAGACTAAAGAACTATGGAGAGGCCACAGAAAGCCTTCAGGCCGATAGTGCAGGGAATTACATATCAATAAGTGATAAGACCTTCTGCTCCGTGGATGATGCCTACGATGTGACCTTATTCTTTGTTCGTGAGAATGCCACTACCAATAACCAACCGGCAGGGGGTAGGAAGGGAGTCCTGACCCGGAATGTCAGTTTCAAGGTTTGTGTGAACAGTAAACATCCTGGTGATGAGTTTGCAATTTCTACCCTAATAAACTCTGTCCTTCATGTGACCTATGGCGGATCTGACTTTGACTCCAAGGCCATTGCCCTCCAGTATTTCGGGTTACCGGAAAGGAATTTTGAGACTTACTTCTTTACTCTGGACATTGATGTCTTAGAGAAAATCACTTGTCAACCTTGTTGAGGTTCTGGGGGTGTAGTCCCTGCCTGAGTTGGTTGCACTTCTCCGGTTATAGGGGTAGCCGCTCCTGATGACTGTCCGAAGAAGGTATTTCTTTTTGATTTCTTTTTGCCTCTGCCTCCCATTGTTTTCTTTTCTTGGTAAAGAATGAATCCAGGAATACCACATCCTGATGTTCATACAAAGGTCTACTTTTTTTGCCAGTCATAAATAAGATTTGCCTTGGCTTTATGACCTCAATCATCTGGTGGTACCCAAGGTCAAAGTAGTACCGTTCTTCGTTATCACGAATTCCCACATCTGATATGGCTACAACGGAGCCTTTGGCAATTCCATTGAAGCAAAACTCAAATGATTTCTGATCGGCCCAAGTAATGGTAGGGATTACATTCAATCCCATATCTGCCCAGAGTTTACCTACCATCCGGCTCCGGTAGGTATTCCAGATCATCATTGGCTTTGGCATTCCGATAAACAGGGAGAAGTCTGGGGACATTACATTGCCTACTTCCAGATGAAGGAACCTGTTCCCATATCGAACAGGTTGATTCCAGAGCCTTTCCAGATGGTAGTCATCTATGAAGGTAGAGACCGTACATCCTTTGCCAATCTTCTTCCGGTCATTTACATTAACAATGTATTCGACATTTGCCTTTGTGCAATTTATTTCAGGCCAGTCTTCCTCTGAATTAAGCAGGGTAAGATTTAGTGAATCCCATCCACCGGGCTTCTTTGACCAATTGTCTGAACTTCGTGTATCCATCTGTATTTGCAAATGCAAATATTCAAATTACATTTGCAAAAAATATTCCACTTACTTGAAAATTCCAGTAGATAAAATTGTCTATATCAATATGGATAGGGCAATGATCCGTAAAAGGAATCTATTGGCTCATTTTAAGACCTTAGATTTAAGGGATAAAAATGGAGATGAGCCTATCAGGATGCCTGGCTTGGATGGCAACTTTGTCAATCACCAAGTTATCCAGAAGAAAGCTTTAGGTCATAAAGGCCAACCCATATCCATTTCTGAAATAGGATGCTATGGATCTCACCGAGCAGTAATGATAAAGCAGTTACTGAACGAGTGGGGTACTGTTCTTTATCTGGAAGATGATGTCAGGTTTAAGAAGGAGGGCTTACAGACCCTGATTAATAACTGGGATAGTCTACCGGAATATGATATGCTCAATCTATCTTGGGGCTACTATGGTCTTCCTGAAAAGCCGGAAAGAACTGAGGTGCCATTTCCAGGATTAAAGCATTTCTGGAAGGGAGATGGTATGTGGCTATGCCATGCATACATCTTTACTCTGGAAGGAGCCAAGATTGCAGAGGAATACACGAAGAACCAGACTCATGGTTTAGACTGGCATTACTCTGTCATGCAGACCAACATGAAATCCTATGGATTTAAGTATGGCGAAATTGCTTCTCAGGATAACCGGGGAAGTGGAATGCGTTCTCAAATTATTCACACTTCATAAATAACAATACTATGATTGATGGACTTGATTATATCCGCAAAGAAATTGCCGAAAAAGGCAAGAAAGGCCGTGTCACCGTAGTTCGTTGGGAAATTGACCCAAGGACCGGAGCTCAAGATATTCCTCTGAAGCTTCAGGTAAATGCTATTTTGGCCTTGAAGGAACTTCAGAAGCCAATTAACAAAAGGTCATTTTCATGGAGCCGGATTCGCCCATTAGGCCAAGAGCCATTCAAAGAAGGTTCAATTGATGAAGGTTCATTGAGTGATCCTATCCTTCGTGCTAAACTGAAGGATGCCCTGCGTGCCGAGATTGAAGCAGAACTCAAGGCAGAAACCGGTTTCTCTCTGGATTTTTCCGACCTGATGGAAGCCCCTAAGAAGAAGAAGAAGAAAGTGGAACTTGAAGTATCCGATGAGCCTGTGGAAGAAACAGACAAACCAGAACCAACCGAGTTTAATTCATACCTATGAATATCAGAGAATTTTTAATTGCCCAGGCTAAAAGAGCCGGAGTAGATCAGGACCCAGAGTTTCAACTTATGATCTCTGCATCTTCTCTTGGTGACATTGCAGTACCAGAGGCGGTAGAACAAAAGTTCAACACTAATCTTTACGATTTTGATTTGGCTAAGTCCAATCTTGACCTGAAGACCCACTTCATTAAGAACTACATGATGGGTTACGATGAAGAGATTGTGAATCTGGCTAAGAACTATGGTCTGGACCAACAGTCCATTGATGAACTCAAAATCACAAAGAATTCTGGGGACAAGGTAAAGTTGGCCTTCAAGAAATTGAAAGACCTGGAGGAGAAGGCAAAGCAATCTACAAACAAAGATGTCTCTGATGAGTACATGAAGAAGATTGCCGAAGCCCAAGCCAGAGTGGATGAGGCCGTACAAAAGGTAGAGGTTGAGAAATCCCTGATTGCAGAGAAGTACATCTCTAAGATGAAACAACTCTGGGAGCAGACCCAACTAAACGGAATTCAATGGAATGATGCCGTACCGGAGGCCGCAAGGATTCCTGCGTATCAATCCGTATTGGATAAAAAACTCCAACAACTGGATGGTAAGATTATTTATGACCCGGAGCGCAATTCGGCTAAACTGGTTAATTCCAGAGATGAGTCATTGCCTTTGGTAGTAAATGGAAAAGAATTTACATACAATGATCTTTCTGTTTTAGTTTTACAGGAGAATAAACTGCTCAAGGAAAAAGGTGTAGGTGGCACTACCCAAGGATTTGAGCAAGGCACCCTTCCTCCAACTGCGTTTACTGTTCCACAACAGGCGCAAGGCACTTCTATTCCGAGTTCAGTTCGGAATGCTCTGGCCGATATAAGCAATGTAGCGGCCAATTATAACAACATCTAATAAAATGTCAGTTGCATCTCAAAACATCTGTCCTGCGATTCTTACTTCGCTATCAGATAACTTAATCAATAACTCTGCAAATGTCAATATCCATGGTGGTACTCTTGCCGCCCTGAATGACCCATCTAACTTGTCTACCGGAACAATTATCCGCCAGGCAAACAATGATGGCACCGGTCACTCCAAGGATGTTCGTATCGTTTACAAGCAGAGACTTACTGCCGATGATACCGAGACCGTAAAGTCTTGTGATTTCGGTGCGCCACTTCCTTACCTTGAAATTCCTTTTCAGGTAACCCAGTTCCGCTCTGTTTCCTTCAGTATGACTGAAGAGCAACTTCGGGTGTATTGCGCCGCTTATTCTGATCTTGTAGCCCTTACTGGTTCAACAGATCCTAATCAGATTGTTCAGAGAGCCAATGGTATTGGCCGTGCCGGTGGTGCATTGTCTGTAGTTCGTGAAATGTTCAACGATTTCCAACTTGCCTCCAATGCTCTTATCCAGGCTATGAACCAAGACCTGATTAACTCAATCTCTGGTTCATTCGGAGCATGGTATGGTCAAGGCGGTGCAATTGGTTCTGAGACTTATGCAGTAGAAGATTCTGCTACTGGATCTCTTGTTCCAAAAGGTCTCTTCACCATGAAGCAGGCTTACATGAATTCTGGATTTAATGGTGCGCCTATCATCGTTGGTGGTGCCGGTGCGCTTCAGAGGGTTTGGATGAATGATAGCCGTTACTTCGGTCAGGCCGCTAATGGTTTGGATTACTCTACCGTTCGTAACAATACCGGTATTGCCGAGTTCTACTTCGATCCCAACATTACTGCTACTGGTCCTTTGACTTCTGAGGATTCTGCAATCGTGTTTGCACCTGGTTCACTTGTGTACACTCCGTTCCTCCAGTATGTTGGTTCATTTGGAGACATCGGGGTAATGAAGCGTTTCACTATGCCAATCCCAGGATTGCCAAATGTTCGTTGCGATGTTCGTATTGCTCCAGATGAGTGTGATGAACTCTGGAAGGTTTGGATGGAGTGCTATTTCGATGTATTCGCCTCACCTACTACTCTATTCAAAACCGGTGATGATAACGAAAACATCAACGGTATCTTTGAAGCCGAGTTCACTTCTACCCCATAATTAAAGGGTAAGGACAAAAAAAGAGGGAGGCTAATAACCTCCCTTTTTTTATTATTAAAACACAAAAAAAATATGATCTATCGTATCTGTAAACCTATGTTCTCCTTCCAAGAAGCCCCAGGTATTGTTGACCCTTCCTTCATGGCCTCAGATAACATGGACTTGCTTATTTCCTTCTTGATTACCCAGAATTCATCAGGTATGTCCAGTTCCTGAATTATGTCTACTGATTTGGTATGGCGCAAAGATAGCTTGAATAAAGGGGTCTCATAGCGTTTCTTCCCAGTCTTGGCATCTTCTCTACCAAAAGCCATCACGGCAGTCTTTAGGGTCTCTCTGAGCCTCTCTATCGTGTTCTCCTTAGTCTTCTTCAGACTCTGGATTCTTTTGATCTCTGCGGCCGCTATATCAACCTCAGATTCAAGCTTCATTATAAGCTTGGTGTAGGAAGCCGCTTTGGCTTCAAAGTTCTCCTTACGGATAGCCAGTTCTTCAAGGATTTCATCGGTAACCTCACCACCGGTCTCCTCCATCAATGCGATGAAGGAGAGTTCTTCCTGAGTTAATTCCCAAAGGTTCATGGTAGGTACGGATTAAAATGGGAGACTATCTTCTTCTTCCTCAGTATCAACCCAAGAATCTACGGCTTGCTTTACAGATTCCTGATGGGCAATCTGGGGAGACTTGATGGCCTGATATTCCTTGGAGGTCATTATCTTGGCCTTAATCCAGTCTGGCAGGGAATCAAACTTAGCCTGATTAAACTCTTCCAGAGAGAAGATAAATGATGGATTGATTTGCTCCGGTGCCTTAAACCCTTTCATCAGGGCAGACACAGAGTTAATCTTGGCATAGTATTCACCCGGCATTGCCTTCCGAGGCTCATGCACAATTGACAATTGGCAAGGCACACCTACAAGCTTAGACACATCAAAGGCACCGGCTTCATCATCAGAGAAACCCTTCCCTCTCCAAGTTGTCAGAAAGTTTCTCAGAGTGGACTTAGGATGCATTGACAATGCAAATTCCTTGGATACAGAGATTGGTTGCTCTCCTTTGTCTGATGAGAATACTCTGGTCTCAGTAGGAAGTTCCCACTCAATTAAGACCTTATTAACCCAACGGCTTTCACCATTGAATTCGTCTTGAACGGTGCCGATGTGGACCATCTTGTAGCACCTTGCTACATAAGTACCGGCCGGTGCGAGAAACCTTTCCCCTGCGGCCTTAGTTGTTGCAGTTATTGCCATATGTTTATTGGTTTTGTGAGTGCAAATGTAATGTAATTCATTCCTAATAATGCAAGAAAAAAAATAAAAAAGTTTTAATCTCTTGTGTTAGAGAGTATTCCGGCATGGCGAAGGTTATTCCTTGTCTCTGCGATGTAAATTTCTCCATTAACTATTTCCTTAATGATACAGGTCCATCTGGCCTTTAATCTGGATGGTTCAATGTTATACTTTTTACAAAAGTCTCCAATTGGTAGCCGGTTGGCCTTTGGCTTGGTGGCTCTGGTTAGTATTAGCTTCTGGGCTTCCAGTTGATTGTGGTCATTATCTAAGATCCATGGCTTCTTGTATCCATCTACATTTATGGTCTGGAATTTATCCAGATGTCTGTGAAGCTTGTGGAGTGCCAACCCATATTTATCACAGAACCATATCATTTTTAGTTTTTCCTCCTTCATTCCTTTTTAATTTGTGCAAAAAAATACTTTAATTTCTAATAATGCAAAAAAAGAAAGAACCACTTACGAACCAGTCTGGAACCACCCAGAACCACCCAAAGTATAAAGGCACCGAGGATAGTCTCCAGAAGTCCGTGGCTCAGTACCTGGATACCCGGAAGTTACTATGGTGCCATCCACCAAACGGTGGGAGCAGGAATATCATTGAAGCCACAAAGCTTAAAGGAATGGGAGTAAAGTCTGGGGTGCCGGATTGTTTGATCTTCACAAAAAAGAGAGGATACTCCGGTCTGGCTATTGAATTGAAGGTTGGCTACAATAAGACATCAGAAAATCAGAAAGAATTCATAAAGGGTCTGGAGGAAAACGGTTGGCTCTGCGTTGTCTCTCATTCGTTGGATGAGTGCATCGAACTTATTGATTGGTATGCCATGCAAGAATAATTTGCAGAATCCGAAATGTCTTACTTCATTTGGGGCAAAAATCAAGAGCATGAAGAAAATAGAACTGACTGGCCTTCGGGCAATCAAAGAGAATCCAGAGACCGGATTCGTACAGTACGAGAATGAATTCAAGGAATCCTGGTGGATGCCGGAAGTCTTCTTTAAGGCATGGAAGGATCTGGATAATATGAGAAGGTCCAGAGATTACTTTAAGCAAGAAAGGAATGACCTGAAGAAACTTCACGAAGAACTTCTTAGTTCCGCACATAACCGGATTAGCCAGGTAGAAAGGGCGCATGAAATTATCGAAGGTAATGTCAACAACCTTCTGAATGAAACTTCGTTTCTCCGGTCTGAACTTGATATTGCCGAGAGGGATTTAAACTTCTTTAAGACCACCCTGATTGCCGTTTCAGTTGTGGCAATAGCTTTGTTTGTAATGATTTGCTACAAGGCTCTATGAAGAATGATTTTTCAAAGTTTGTCCTTTTTGTAAAAGGAGTAATTGAAACCGGCATTGTCATTAAACATGGGGAGAGGGTTCTGAGGCAGGATGCCAAACTTCACTTTAACCGGTTGCTAAATGATGCCCTCCAATTTGAAAAATTCCTTCATAATGGTCTTGGACCAGAGGTAAGCGAATATGAGGATGACATTAATTCCTTGGTCATTTCTCTGGTTTGGCAGATCTTCGATATGGATCAGGAAGAGGTCAATAAATTCTTTGACTACTTGGAAAAGTATAACGATTTAAATTAAGTTTGCAGAGCCAGTAGGCCCGGATTGAGACCCCGGTGTAATAGAAACAAATGAAAAAAATTAAGACCACATTCGGTAAGTACAAGGCAGGGTTTGTTTCCCCTGGTCTCACCTTGGAAAGCCGGATGTGGTTTTTTTATTTATGAAAACGAGAGATTCAATGGTATTCTATCGTAGTTTTTTTGATGCGATAAAAGAACTACCAGAACGCAATCAAGTAGAGGTTTTAAAGGCAATTTGTGAGTTCGGATTCGATGGAATTGAACCAGAAATATCTGGTATTTCTAAGACAGTCTGGATACTCATAAAGCCTAACCTTCAGGCAAATAGGAAGAAGTGGGAAAGCGGATGTAAAGCAAAGACTAAGCAAAAGGTAAGCAAACCAAAAGCAAAGAAGAAGCAAGATGTAAGCAAACCAGAAGCTAATGTATATGTAGATGTAGATGTAGATGAGGATGTAAATGTTGATGAGGATAAGGATGAAAATGTAAATGTTTCATTAATGGTCCTTCCTGCGGAAGTCCCACAAAAAAAATTTATAAAGCCATCCATAAATGATATTTGTCTTTATGTTCAATCCAAAGAACCAATGGCCGATAAGATCCTAATTCTGGAATTCTCTGAAAAATTCCATAGCTTCTATGAATCCAATGGATGGAAGGTTGGTAAGAATCCAATGAAGAACTGGAAAGCCGCAATTAGCACTTGGTCTGACACCCTAAAAAAAACCTTAAATCCCTTCAAAGAAAGTTCCGCAAAAGAAAGTTTCCCTTCCGGTGCCAGGAAAGGCTCATGGGAATCCAGACAGATGGAATACCTGAAAGGAGTACAATCAATTTTAAACGATGATAACCTATGAAAGTAATGAACCTTGTCCCTTACAACTCCCAGTTACCAGGCAGGATTAGCCATGAACTCCAGAACAACCGCCAAGGTGTAGTCCTGCGGATCTTCGAAGAAATCATGCGGTCTGCCGTGGTCATGGGAATATCCGTGGAAGCCAAGTCTGCAAAGATGAATACCGTGGAAGCCATTGATAAAATCAAAGAAGTTTACCCAACGGCCCACATCGAAGATATTGCCGAGGCAATTAAGATGGGAGCCTTCGGCCAGATCAAACTGGATAACCAGTTGCATACCCTATCTGCCTCCAATATCTTCCAATGGTACCGAGAATTCAGGGCCAACCATCAGGATAAGATGAAATCACCACCACCACCACCGGCACCATACCAAGAATTCGAAGTGACAGAAGACATGAAAAATGCAATAATGAGAAAATCATTCTACCGCTTTATAAGCGAGCCGCAGGAGTGCGACCATATGATAGAACTCTATTACGATAAACTGAGTTCGTGGGATGTGTTAAATGCTTCTACGGAGGTAAAGAACGAAGCCTATCAATCCGAAGTATTCAAACTAATCAATAATGTGCCTCTGGAACTTATGCAGAACAAGGTTTCAAGGACTCAGGTCCGGGAGTTCCAGAAGTATTATGATGAGAGGGAAGACAAGACCAAAATGGACTTTACACTTTGGAAGGATAATCCTTTACATAAAAGAGCCGTATGGGCTTCCAAGAGGAAGATAATAATGGACTTCCTCAAGACCGCAGATAAGGAAAAACTCATGGATAAATTTGATGAAAAACATGGAACAAGAGGATCTGATACCTTATCCTGAAATCATGGATGCCCTGAAGAGAATCATATCCAGGGCCGAGTATAAAAGCCAGTTTGGAGCGGAAGCCCATACAAGAAAAAAAAATAAAGCAATTTTGGACTTTCATAGGTCAATCCAATATTACTTAGACATCCATGCCAAAAGAAACATACAAAGGGGAACCTGAAAAAAAGATGAATAAGGTTTCCATCTACCTCACTGAGGTGGAGAAGGATGCACTCCTGGATGCCGTTGGAGACAAGAAGCTTTCAATGGTCCTGCGGTCTCTGGTAATTGACTATGTCCGAAGGCATAAAATGAGCCAACGATGAAGGAAGTAGTTCTGGATGACCATGAAATGATAATGATCCGGATTGTGGGCATCATGAGGCAACACGCAAACATATCTGCCAAGGTGAAAGACATGAAAAGAGAGTCCAGATCCGGTGAGGAAATTCACATGGATGGCTTTATGGCCGAGTATGCATTTGGCAAATGGAAGAATCTGTTCGTGGACCTATCCACCAAAATGCGTTCCGGTGGATATGACCTGAAGGATAAGCATTTCAAGTTTGACATCAAGACCACCAGGATGAAGAATCCAAGTCTGAATGTAATGATAAAGCCAAACGATGAAATAGATATTTACATACTAAGCACTATCCAAGGTAACTCAGTCCTATTCCTTGGATGGTGTGAAAAGCATGAAATAATAAAAGAAGAGAACCGTACAGATTTTGGATACGGTCCTCTTTATAGCCTACCGAAAGAAAAGCTACGGCCTCTGTGATCCTTGTTGGATAAGCCCTGCGGCTTCACAATCAAAGCAAAGACCTTCACCACGAAGGTTTAATTGTCTGGCCCAGATGGCAAGGCTATCGGTATATTCTACCAGATACTGTTGCATTGATGCCTGAGTAAATTCCCTCTGGCCTTGGGCAAAGTAATTGGCCCTTGGTGATGCCAGTTTATTCCAGAGAATGTAATAACAAAGTAATCCCGCCCAAGCATCCAGAAGGAACTCCTTCTGATGGCAAATGAAGCTATCCAGAGAGCATAGCAACTGGGCATCCATGTAAACCCCAGACTGATTGAAAGCAGAATTCCATTGGGTGCCAGAGACATAATCCAAGGGTGCAATCACAGGGAAGATGGACCATCCATTCCTCCAGAGCATAGAGAATCTGGAAGCACATTCAATATCCATCTGTTGCCAACCATAATCCACAAAGAATCCCTGAAGGGTATCCAGATTGGTGCAGTCCACTACTGCCAGAATATTTACTTTATCGAAGTCAGAATAGAAGACCTGGTTGATAGGAACATAGTTCATACCCGGTGCCATATCGTAAACACCGGAATCCAGTTCCTTACCATCCTGAGTCTGGATAATCTTCCAAGGCACCGCAGTCACGATGGTATCCGAGGCATTATAGACATACAATTGCTTAATCCTGATGCCAAGGTATTTACTCCCATTGATGGAGCAGAATGTCCCACGGTACTCCGGCGCCATTGGCAATGGATCTACCGACTGCCATTGGTTTACAAATTGCTTTGAGGTCTGGAAGAGAACTTGGTCCATCTGGGCCTGTGCAGATTTAAACAAGGCAGTCTGGATGTCCCTGCGGATTCTCTGGTAAGCCACCGATTGAACGGATGCCCACAGTCCTGCGTATGAAGCTTGCTCCGGGGATGAAATCTTCTCCAGAAGTTCTGTGTTCATCCCAGGGTAATCATTGATGTAAAGGCCAGACAATGGCTCCGAAGGAGAACACCCGATAAGACCTACATAATTATCTAAGCAATTCATGGCAGTTATTTTGGCTCAAATATAAAATAAAAAACCCCAGTCCTAAGAGCAAGTAACTGGGGTTCGAAAACCAAAAAAATATTATGACTGCGGCCGCAAAGCTATTCAGGATTTTTCTCACTTCCAACCGTGGTGATTCTAAATATCTTATTTGTCAACCCAACCCATGCCCCAAGTATCTGTGCAAGGATAAACATCATGATGCTATCGGTAGAGTCTACTTGCTTGGTTTTATACAGATACCCCACACCGAACAGAAGGCCGACCAGAATGACAGTAGTGGCCGTGTAGGCATATACCTGCATTCTTCTGGAAAACATAGACTGCTTTACATCCCTGGGAACAGACCCTTGATCACTCCTCCGAGAAACCTTCCTCTTCGCTCCGCTTTGTCCGCTTTTTGGCCCTTGTGTATTTGACATGAATCAAGATACAAAATGGACTTAGCAAAGATTTTGCTTGTACTCTGCAAAGAATCTACTTGGGCAGATAAAAGAATAGATTCGGATTGGTTTGCCACCATAGTGGATTCAATCCTTACTATGTCAGATTTGACCTCCTTCTTAAAGGTATAGAAATTGAATGACACAACCCCAAGGGCAATGGCAAGAACGAAGCTTGCGATGTCACAGAACTTTATTTTATCCATGATAGAATTTCTGTTTTTATAATTGTCCATAGTGATCTTCTTCTGGGCCTACCATTGTCATCTACAATCCAGTAATTGCCCTTAATCCTGATGACCAAATCGTAGATGGCTATAATCGTTCGCATGGTAAGCAACATTAGCCATCCGTGCTTTAGCAGGAACCATTCCCAGTCTGGGTAGTCCGTTGGAACAACCTGAAGGAAATTGGCATAAGCCACGAAAGCATAGGCCGGAATGTCCCCTAAAAAGTTCAATACATTATCCTTAATCAAATCATCCTTTAGTATAGCCATATAGCTTCCTTTGATTTTTGTGGATCACAATCCACATGAATAAAGCCATCGGCAATCCCAATCCGGGTGAATCCTGCGGCCAGAAGTGCCTTGACCATCAGAAGCCGGTTCCTAAGATCAATACAATGGATGTCGGCCGCATATCCGTAGCAATGGCTACTGTCCTTTACCCCCTTGACAATAGCATTTCTGGCCTTGGTCCTAAAACCGGAGTTTATCTTAAAAGGGATACCGGCCAGACCTCTGGCATTATCCAACATCTTTAGAAACTCTGGTTTCATGTTGCTTCCAGAACCTGGTGCATCGGGAGAATCGAACTCAGATAATTTGAAGTGCTTCATTACCATGATGGACAAAAGTAGTTATACCTTAAAATAAGAATTTGCAGGAAAAGGTATGATTCCCATATTTGCAAAAAAAATGATATGAAACCAAAGATAACGCAACAGTTTACTGTCGGTGTAACCGAAGAGGTTTACCAGAGAGTTCTGAGGTTAATAGGCCAGAAGAAGATGGCGGATTGGCTCAGAGAGGCAATAGAGGTTTACCTGGATGTACTTGAAAATACTTCGGAAGATGTTCGGGTTCCTGAAAAGGTTTAGGTCTGGAGACTGGTTCGTGGAATACAAGGAAGGATTCTATCCCATGTTCTTTACTTCCATTTACCCATTGGCACCTTGGATAGAGGTAGATGAGGAAGGTGATCCAGATGAGATAATAGTGGCCTTCGTGCCGGTACTGGTTTCAGGAAGAATTCATGCAGAAATTATATGACCGCACTACAAGAACTGGTAAAGTTCATTGAAGGGGAAATCAGGAAGGGATATGTGGACCACTTTCTATATCTGGAGAGGAAACAGATAATTCAGGCTTATGAGGCCGGCCAGAATAGCACAGGAAAGCCCACACTGTCTGGTAAAGCATACTATGAAAATACCTATGGTGATGATGGCAAGAAAGATCCATTGCCGAAAAATTTTTGGACTGAAGGTGAGTAGCTTTGCCGGAAATCCAAACCCAGAATTTTTGGACTGAAGGCGAGTAGCTTTTTCTGGCCTTGGCCGGCCCTGGCACC